ATCAAGTCCTGCAGGCAACACAGTAACAACAGAATCTTGGAATGGAACTAACTGGACTGAAGTAAATGATATGAGTACTGCAAGAAATGCTTTAGGAGGATCTGGAGCTGACAACACATCTGCTTTAGCATATGGAGGAGGAACTCCTTCTAATACAGGTGCAACAGAATTATACAATGGAACAAATTGGTCTAATAAAAATAGTTTAAGTACGGAAAGAAGATTTTTAACGGGATCATCATCAGCTACCGCTGCTTTAGCTTTTGGTGGATATACATCAACAGATCAAACCGCAACAGAAGAATTTAACACAGGCGTGTTAGGCGGAAGCTGGGCTACTGGTGCTAATATGAATACGGCTAGAGTTGCTTTATCAGGAACTGGATCAAAAGATGCTGCATTAGGTTTTGGCGGTTATAATAATCCTCTTGGTGGTAATGTTGCTTTATGTGAATCTTATAATGGAACGAATTGGACTGAAGTAAATGATATAAATACAGCTAGAGAAGGTGATCCAGGAGGAGCAGGAACAAATACAGCTGCATTAATGTTTGGTGGAGATACAGGGGGCGCTTCTGCACAATCCGTTACAGAATTATGGAATGGAACAAACTGGACAGAAGTAAATGATTTAAATGCGGCAACAAGATTTTTAGCAGGCACAGGAGCTCAAACATCTGCTTTAGCTTTTGGTGGAAATGCTCCAGGAATAACAGCAAAAAATGAATCTTGGAATGGAACGAACTGGACAGAAGTTGGAGATTTAAATACAGCAAGAAACAATTTAATGGGAGCAGGGGTTAGCAATACCTCTGCATTAGCTATGGGAGGATCAGCTCCTCCAGACACTGCAGCTACAGAATTATGGAATGGTTCAAATTGGACTGAAGTAAATGATTTAACCGTTGCAACTAGAAATTCTGGATATGGTGGGACACAAACTTCAGCATTAATATTTGGAGGAGACACTACCTCGCCTAGAATAGCACGTACACAATCTTGGAATGGAACTAATTGGAGTAATGGTTCAGATCTGAATTTAGGAAGAAATAATTTTCCTAGCGCTGCATCTAGTAATACATCTGGTATTGGATTTGCAGGACAAGCTGCAAACCCAACTGGTGTCACAAATGCAACAGAAGAATGGTCTGACGGACCACAAGTTAAAACAATAAGCACGGATTAATTATGACAACATACAAAGAAATTAGAGGAACAAATATCGAGGTCTTAGCATCCGATCCAGACAATCCTGTTGCAGGGCAAGTGTGGTATAATTCAACAGACAATGTTGTAAAAGGATCATCTTTTAACACTGGATCATGGTCTACAACGGGTTCTTTAAATCTTGTTAGAAATAGTGGAAGCGGAGCAGGAACTAATACGGCAGCTTTATACTTTGGCGGCTTTGCTCCTTCGATACCTGGATATGCTGCTCAAACAGAAAGCTACAATGGATCTAATTGGACTGAAGTTAATGATTTAAATACGGCAAGATCACAAGGTGGTGGTGCAGGAGCAACTAATACTGCTTCTTTATTTTTTGGTGGCGGAGTACCTGTTAAAAATGAAACAGAATTATGGAATGGAACTAATTGGACTGAAGTAAATAATTTAAATGCGGCAAGAAGAGAAATTCTAGCAGGATTTGGAACTTCAACAGCAGCTATAGCCGCAGGGGGTCCACCACAAGCTGTGGAATTATGGAACGGAACTAGTTGGACTGAAGTAAACGATATAAACACTGCAAGAGAAAATGGAGCAGGATGTGGAACTACAACAGCAGGTTTAGCTTTTGGAGGTAATCCTAAAACAGGCGCAACAGAAACTTGGAATGGAACAAATTGGACAGAAGTAAATGATATGAACACTAATCGAGATAGATTAGGAGGAGCTGGAATTCAAACAGCTGCTTTAGGATTTGCTGGAGGTCAACCAGCTAGTTCAGCACAAACAGAAACTTGGAATGGAACTAATTGGACTGAAACAGCTGATTTAAATACAGCTACTAAAGATGGAACAGGGGTAGGTGCAACCAATACAGCTGCTTTATCTTTTGGTGGACCATCAGCAGTAGTAGAAAAATTTGCTGCAGGTCAAGAAACAATTACATTTACTGACTCATAAGACTTGTAATATATTTTAAATAAGATATATAAATACAAAACACATAAAGGATAAAGATATGAAAAAAGACGTTAAAGATATTATACAAAAAGAAGAAACTCATTTAAATAATTTATTAGAGCAACAAGATCTAAACGATTTTAAAGGTATGGTTGATGAACTAAGAGATACCTGGACTAAAAAACAAATGTTTAGAACAGAAACTGAAGCAAGATTTTCTGTATTACAAGACAATAGATATCCTACTAAAGCCGCAAAATACTGGCAGTGTGTAAGAGAACAATCCTCATACTTAGATAACTTAATGACCTTATCATTTGATTATAGAAGAAACGAAGCAAAGATAACTTGGTTAGAAAAGAAAATAGATAAAGAAGAAGATGAATATAAAAGAACTAAATATGAAATAGATTTAGACGAATGTAGATTTGCAAAAGCTTCTATGGAGAAAACTGCTAAACACAGAATGAGAGAAATTAAGATGTGGTCTAAATTAAAAAGTGAATTTAACGATGGATCCTTTAATGACAAAGATGTTAACCAACATCAATTAGAGTCTTATGGACTACAATATTATGAGAAATCAAAAACTTTAAATGAACACTCTGATCAAAATGAAGTATTTAATGTAATGGGTCAATTACAATCATTACAAAGAATTAAAAAATCAGGTGAATTAGAAAGCAGTTACAAAGAGAAAGAACAAATAACTCAACATGGTAAACCAAAACCGTAAGTTATTCTTTTTAGTAGCACAACCTAGATCTGGTAATACTTTGTTTGCAAGTATTATGAATCAAAATAAAGACATAGCAGCTACTGCTAACTCTTTGACATTAGAGATAATGAAAGATTTATTTTTACTTAAAAAAACAGATGTGTTTAATAATTATCCTGATCACAAATCATTAGATAATGTACTAGATAATGTATTTAATAATTACTACCAGCATTGGCCACAACGTATAATCATTGACCGTGGACCTGTGATGACAACAGGTAATTTTCAATTAATGCAAAAACATTTTAAACATGGTTTTAAATGTATAGTAATACTTAGAGATTTAATGGATGTATTAGCTAGTTACATGCAATGGTATACAAAAAATCCTGATGCATTTCCTAATAGATACGGTCATAATACAGATGAAGAAAAACTAATGATGATTATGAATAGTAAAGGCGCTGTCGCAAAAGACTTAGAGGCTATAAAAAATAGTTTTAACTATCCTGATATTTGTCATTATGTAAAGTATGATGACATAGTTGCAAACCCAGAACAAGAGTTTAGAAAAATATATCAATTTTTAGATGAACCTTATTTTAATCACAGGTTTAATAATTTAGATCAAGTAAGTGTTAATGGTTTATCTTACGATGATAAAATAGTTGGTGACAACATGCATAAACTATTTGATGGACCCGTTAGAAAAGTATATAACCCCTACATAGAAAAGATTCCAAAAAGTATAAAAGAAAGATATGGACACATTAAATTTTAAACCAACATTTTTAGGTCAATGTATTATTAAATACCAAGTGCCTTTAGATATATTTACAAGTATCAATCAAATTTATGAGCAAAATTATAATAGTCTCGCACCTGCTAACGGACAATTAGTCGGTAAGATAGAGAAAGAACATTCTTTATTTTATCATGGTGAAGATCAAACAAAGATGAAGAACCATAACTTTCTACCTAAAAATATAACAGATTATTTTATGCAAGTGTTTAATCACTATTTAAATTTCAATGCTATACGAGATTATAAAACTCATTTAAATTCTATATGGGTTAATGAAATGAAACAGCATGAATATAATCCAGCTCACATTCATAGAGGAATGTTATTTACAGGTCTATCTAGTGTAATGATTTTAAAACTACCTTCTACTTATGGTAAAGAATATTCTGCAGGACACATTCAACAAAACGGTAGACTGCAAATATTAGGTGCAGCTAACGGTCAGTTTGCTAAAATAGATTATCAACCCCCAATGGACCTTAGAGATTTCTATATCTTTCCATATGATATGAGACACTGTGTATATCCATTTAATGGAACCGATGAGACAAGACGAACTCTTGCTGCAAACTGTGATGTAGATTTTGATCCTGTTAGAAATAGAGGAGCTAATTAGTGGATAAACAATATTATATAGATAACCACATAGGGTTATTTAAAAACTTTATGCCAGATCAATTAATAGATGATTATACAAATTATTTCAATAAGTGTGAACAACAAGGTGCAGTATATCCAAGACGTGAGGATGAGATGTTAGTATCAGATAATGCAATTGATACTATAAGAGACACTAATGTTGCAATGACTTATAACAACAAACCTTTTATAGATATGTTTTTTAAAGAAGTATATCCTCTATACGTTCAAAAATATTCTTATCTTAAAAAACTTGCAACACACAACATACTGGAAGTTAAAATACAAAAGACTAAAGTTGGAGAAGGGTATCATTTTTGGCATTGTGAGAATGCAGAGATGAAAGCTAGAAATAGAGTACTAGCTTTTATGGTATATCTTAATGATGTGAACGAGGGTGGAGAGACAGAATTTCTATACCAGAAGTGTCGTTTTAAACCTGAAAAAAATACATTACTAGTTTGGCCTTCACAATTTACACACATTCATAGAGGCAACCCACCTCTATCAAATGATAAATATATAATAACAGGATGGGTAGAATACGGATATTAATATGATAACAGAGCCGCGTTGGAAATCTTATATAGTAGAAACAACTTCGCCAATCTTTACGCCTGAACAATGTAAAATGATTATTCAAGCAGGTCGTGCAGAGCCTAGAAATGATGCTGGAGTTGGAAATGAAAAAGGCACTAAAGGAGGACATGTAGATACTAATACTAGAACATCACATATTAGTTGGATACCTTTTTCTAAAATGAAGGATATGTACAAAGATATAGATAAGATAATGCAAGCCACTAATCGAAATCATTTTGGTTTTGATGGAATGACAATAAATGAAATGGCACAGTATACTGAATATCCAGAAGGTGGTTTTTATGAATGGCATGTAGATAATGATATTAACATGCAATACGAACCACCTGTTAGAAAAATATCAATGACATTATTACTTTCACCTGAATCAGAGTTTGAAGGTGGAGATTTAGAACTAATGGCTGAAGGTAAAGTTGCTAAAATAAAACAAGGACACGCAGTATTCTTTGCATCATTTATAAGACACAGAGTAAAACCTGTAACCCGTGGTAGAAGACAATCACTTGTTATGTGGTTTGGAGGAACCCCTTTTAAGTAATGTATAGAGATTTATTATTTCCAACACCTATCTATATTGCAGATATAGAACACCCAACTTTAAACCAAGAACTTGAAAGAGATATTGTAGCTTGGTCTAAACAAGATAAAGGGGTGGTAAGAACCAATGTTCAAGGTTGGCATTCAACAACTAACATGCATGAATTACCTGAGTATGCAAAACTTGTTGATATGTTATATTCTGCACAAAGAACTATTTACGATCAAGAACATTTAAGATCAGAACCTTTTTTAGGTAATATGTGGGCTAACATTAATCCACCAGGGGGAATGAACAGAGCACATCAACATCCTAATTCATTATGGTCTGGTGTTTATTATATTAAAGCACCTAAAAACTGTGGTTATTTAAAAATAGATGATCCAAGGTCGTCAGCTGCTATGTCCAGACCACAACAAAAAGAAGGAAAGTTACCTAATAGATTGTGGAGAGAAACACATTATGAACCAAAAGCAGGACGTTTAATTATGTTTCCATCTTGGTTAATGCATTGTGTTGATCCTAATGAATCTAATGATATAAGAATATCTGTGTCGTTTAATTTTTTACAGAAAGGACTTATGGTATGACATTTCAACAACAAAAATATCAAGTAATTAAAAACGCTTTACCCTATGAACTAGCTAATTTTATTTTAAATTATTTCTTACTTAAAAGAGATGCTGTTAAGTTCATGTATCAAAACAACATACATTCACAGTCCCCGATCCTTGGAACATGGTCAGATCAACAAATACCAAATACATTTTCTTGTTATGGTGATTTTGTAATGGATACTTTACTGGTTAAAATGTTGCCTGTAATGAAACAACACTCAGGACTAGATTTGATACCAACTTATTCTTATGCAAGAGCATATAAAAAAGGGGATGAACTTAGAAGACATAAAGATAGACCAAGTTGTGAGATATCTTGTACTTTAAATTTAGGAGGTGATCCTTGGCCTATATTTATAGATGGAACAGGATCAGATAATGTTATAGATGAATACAAAAAAATCATTAAACCTAACGCTCCAGCAGGCACAAAGGTATTGCTTGAAGTAGGGGATATGTTAGTATATAGTGGCTGTGAACTCGAACATTGGCGAGAGCCTTTTGACGGGAACATTTGCGGTCAGGTATTTTTACATTATAACCATGTAAACGGCCCATTTGCTGATAAAAATAGATTTGATGGAAGAGCTATGTTAGGTCTACCATCATTTGCAAAATAGTATTATAATGGAGCCATATGCTACAAAAGATAGGTTTTCAACCAGGATTCAATAAACAGATTACAGAAACCACAGCCGAAGGACAATGGGTTGATGGAGATAATGTAAGGTTTAGATACGGCACCCCTGAGAAGATAGGTGGTTGGGCACAGTTAGGTGAGTCTAAATTAACTGGAGCTGCAAGAGCTTTACATCATTTAGTTAACAAGTCTGGTAACAAGTTTGCAATCATAGGCACAAACAGAATTTTATATGCTT